AAGCAAAACAACTTGAATATATTATCCTCAACTTGCCCGTCATAGTCATGGAAATCTTTTCCTTGTTCAATAAAACCACTGAAACAAAAGATGTGCCTAAAGGTATAGCCAAAGAAGACTTTACAACAAGGGGTGCCGTCGACAAATTATACATTCCACTATTTTTATACAAGCCCCCATTTGGCTGGCCAAGGAATCAGAACATTCCAGCAATCAGGCGTTTAGCACAGACCCCGCAAGCTGCCATGGGAATCAAAGCAATACTGGATGTTGTGGATACTGTCCCTTGGGATATAGTGCCAAAAGAGGGATTTGAAGAGGATAACGAAACAGTAATTGATCACATTAAAGAAGTTAAAACATTCTTCCAAAATCCAAACGAAACAAAAGAAACATTCGGTGACTTCCAGAGAAAAATACTGAGAGATATGATAGAAATAAACTCTGGAGTAATTAACAAGGAGTTCAATGCATTTGAACAATTTGTGGGAATGGTGGCTGCTGATGGCTCAACAATGCTAATGAATCCTAACAGATTCAACAAGTTCACAGAGAGGGATGAACTGATTCTTACAAAGAATGTATTCGTCAAAGAACAAGAAGGTTCAACAACAATAAACGGTCACGAACTGAGTGGAATTAATTTTGTTCCAGATACACCTGAAAATACCGTTCCTGGATTGACTATCTTTCAGGCATCAAACAAAGCTGCATATTTCCAATTCCCATGGACAGCAGGAACAGGCGGAAAACCAGTACCATTTGGGATAAGAGAAATTGTCTGGATACAAGATAATCCAACAACAAGTTCAATCTATGGAATAAGCATATTTGAAAACTTGTTGGAAATACTTCAAACGTTAGTCTATTTAGTAGAATTCTATCAGGATTATTTTGAGGACAACAATGTGCCTAAAGGCCTAATAAACTTGGAAGGCGCAACAGATGATGGTGTTGATGACTTCGCGGACAGATGGAATGAATCACAGCTCACAGTCAATCGAACAGGCCAAATCAAGAAAGCAATTCACAGAGTACCGATTGCTAATTTTGATAGCGTCAAGTTCGAGAGGATACAATTTACTGCAGAGGAAATAGATTTTATTGCCACGACAAAACTATTTAGCCAAATAGTCTGGGGAATGATCGGATTGAATCCGAGCGAGGTAGGATTCACAGAAAACACTAACAGGGCCACAGAACTAGCTCAGGACAAAAAGTTCATGAGAAGAGGAATAAGGCCCAGACTAAAGAAACTGGAAGAGAAATATAATCATGAAATATTAAGTGAATTTAATTTTGATGATGTGGAGTTTAAATTTATCATCCAAAACCTCGACGATGATACAACTCAGGCAAAACTATGGAAAATTCAATTGGATGGAGGATGGAAGACAGTTAACGAAATTAGAAAAGAAGCAGGCATGCCTCCAATGGATGGCGGAGATGAATTGGGTATTCAAAGAGAAGAAAGAATGGAAACTGAAAAGTCCGAGAAAGAAGAACAATCCAGAACAGATTCCCAAGAGGCCATGATGCAGGATAGGGATAAACTTAATTCAAGAAAAGCAAAAGCATTTACATCAGATACTGCTGCAACACTTGGCCCATTTGAAGCATTTGGAAGATTCAAGAAAATATTGGATGATGCAAAGAAAAAGCTCATTGATTTGACAAGACAGAACGTGGATAAAAAAAGATTAAAACTATTCGAGGGAAAAGGACTAGATGAAGTGGTCCTGTCAATTGATAATTTATTCAGTGCAATAAGCATAAAGTCGCTAGTTGATCAAGTAATCAAAGACTTTTACAGGGATGGAAACGAAAAGGCAGAAAGACAGTTAGACATGAATCTCCCAGAGAACCCCGCACAGATTAAGGCATTAGCAGACATGACCTTTGACAATATCCAAGGAGTGACAGAGGATCTCAAAAATAAATTAAGAGGAATCCTGCAAAGGGCATTGACAAGTGGAAAGAGTCTAAGTACAATCAGTGCGGAAATAAAGACAGCATTCGATGTAAGTCATGGAAGAGCAGACGCAATAGCCAGGACAGAAACAGCTAGGGCAGAACAAAACGGTCAATTGAATGCCATGAAGAGTTCTGGATTGGATATCAGAAAATATATAATAATAGTCAAAGACAATAGGACATCTGAAGTTAGTTTTGCCATGGACAGTAAATATGGATCAATAGAGAAATCAATACTTCTTGACAAATTGTTCCACGTAGTGGTAAATGGAAAAACATTCGAAGGGCAAGCTCCTCCATTCATGCCAAATGACCGGGATGAAGTATTATATATTACTCAGCAGGATTTTGAAGAATCTGAAAATGAGTGAGATGTGTCCTTATTGTGGAACCGAATTAGGTGAAACAAATTGGGGAAGAAAACATTGTCCTAATTGTGGAATAATTGAAGAAGATAAGGACTCTTCAGAAGAAAACTTGACTGGTTCTTATATAGGATAATAGCATAAATTTATAAATCTGGCACGCCTGATTTTATTAGACGTCTTACTCTGGAGTGCCTATGGTGCTTCAGACATAATTGAAAATATATTTAAAATAAGATGTCTATCCAAAGCCAGTTCAAGTTTGTCCAGCCAATCAATTTCTTTGAGCTAGAGGAAAAAGGACAAAAGAGATTTTTTATAAAAGGAGATTTTTCTAATACAGAAAAGGATCTGGTCAATGATATTTGTACTATGGCTTGTCTTAAGTCGATGATTGAACAAATGAAGTCCAGGAGCATTAAACTGGATTTTGAACATGAATCAATCCGCGGAGAAAGCAATTTAGAAAAAGAGGCAAATAAAACAAGACTCCCTGTCGGAAAGGCCATCGAGGCAAACATGAGGGGATCTTCTGCAGAAGCCGTATGGGAACTTAATGAAGGATACAAGAAATTTAATTCTAATGGAGACATAGTAATGGATATAAAAGACATCAAAGCGAATATTAAGTCAGAGATGCTAGATGCTTTTTCCATAGGATACATTCCAACCAAGTTCAATTTTGTAATGAAGGATGGAGAACAAGTCAGGATGCTGGATGAAATCAGAGTAATTTCAATAGCCTTGACTGGAAGTGCAATAAACACTGGTGCGCAGATCAAGCATGTATTTGCTAAGTCCTTGACTGCACTCGAGGAGTTTGAAAAAGAGAGAAAGGCAAACCCCGAAATAGAAGATGAAGTTGAAGTTAAAGCAACTTCACCCCAAGAAAGAAGAACCCGGGCCAGGAAAGAAGCAATTAAAGAAGATGATGATGATGATGACGAGGAAGATAGTAACGGAAAAAAGAAAAAGAAAGAAGAGAAAGCATACGAACCTGATGGAGCGCATGCACACACAACCCAAAAGCCATTGGGATTACACAATCACCCTGAAATAGAAAATCAGATTAGAATACAGGTAGATATGTTGTATAATAGAGTAAATTTCTTGAGTGAGAGATTATTTGAAACAGTGGAAGATAGTGCTGAACCAGCCATGGTGGCAGTCAAGTCAAAATTAATAGAAAGTAAATCATTTAATGTCGGAGGACAAGACAAATTATTCAGAGATGGAAAAGAAATAGATCCTAAGACAAATCAACCATATTCATCTCCCTTAGGAGATTCAAAAATTAAATTAGAGGATAATAACATGAGTGACGAAGATAATGCTAAAAAGCCTGTAGAAGGTCAACCCGCAGAGGGTGCACCCGCACCAGCTGAAGGTAAGCCTGCAGAAGGAACAGATTCTCAACCTGAGGGTACGAAAGCACCTGAAGGCGAAGGATCTCAACCTGCTGCACCTGCAGAAGAAAAAGCAATGTCTGAAATCAAATCTTTGAAGGACCAAATCGCTGAGTTAAAATCTACAGTGGATGTAGTCATGAAAGCTTTAAGCAAGTCAATTGGTGGCACAGCTGTTCAAGACACAAATCCACAACTAGACTTAACTGAGGGTGGGCCTCAACATGTGTTAGAATTATGCAGATGACAGCAAATACAGAAATAATGAATGTAAACGCTAATGCTGCATATACTGTTAGTTTTGGCATTTTGCCAGATCAAACAATGTATCACACTGGTGCTAATGTAGCACTCAAAGCATTTGATGGTCGTGTAGAACTCGGTAAAATCGTTCTGAAGGGTGCTAGGAAAATGCAAGAAAAGGCATATCTTACCACATCAGGAGGAACCGGTACTGCAGGTGTTGCAACTGTTCCTGTGTATGTTGATAGAAATATCATAGACACAAGCAGAAAATACACCCCACTTGTAGAGTTAATTCCAAGAGTTACAAACCTAGGTTTGACAGCTGATTATGTGAGAGTAACAGCCAAGAACTTTGCTCAAACTTATGCAGAAGACGCAGCATTCCCTGACGGATCTGCTACAAGAGAGAGACAATCTAAGAGTATCAAATATCTTAGAGCAGTAGGTAGAGTAACTGGTCAGGCCCAAGCATCAGTTCCAGGCTATACATTAGTAGGATTTGGTGCAACAGGTTCAGGTATGAGTCCAGGAGACCCATTCCGTGACGTTCCAACTTCCAATGCAACTGAGCAAGAGATTCAGCTTGCTGCACAGAGTTTGAAGGAATTGGAAGAGAACTTGATTGTTAACGGAAACGCAACTACAAGCGCAATATCAGGAGACCCAGATGGTACCGAGTATGATGGTATAATCCAACAGCAATCCACAACAAATCAAACAGATTTGGCAGGCGGACAACTTGAGTGGACTAATGTTGAGAATTCCGTTAGAGACGCGTATGTTGATTCTGGTAGGCCTAATCTTGCAGTAGCTTCACCTAGTGCAGTTACAAGATTAAGAGTTATCATGGTCGATGTATTAAGATACACCGGACAAGATCTAACAAGTACAATTAGCTTTGGAATTCCATCTGGAGTTACATTGCAATCATTTGTCGGACCTATACCCGTTATCGCATCTCAGTTCTTATCAGACACAGCCGCAGCAAGAAGGATTTACTTCTTGGACATGAGGTTTGTCGAGATGAGAGTTCTACAAGACATGACCTTCGTGAAGATGGGAATCAATAATGATTCCGACAAATTCTTCCTGAAGATATACGAAGTATTGCTTTTGAAGGCGCCTGAGTTCAATTCCAATATAATTGGAATTGCGTAAGGATATTTTATTTTATTTATTATTTTATTGTTTGAGTTGATCTTGGCGAAGGATAAACGCAACCCTCATAGAGGGGACAGTAATTAAATAATAGGAGGTATAAAAATATGACAGCAAGAGGAGACATTATAGATTACGGAGGTTCAGTTACAGAGGTAGCACCAAATCTAGGTGTAAAGGCATTGTTAATATCAACACCATCAGGTTTTATTGGTGGGACTGATAATTTCACAATAGATCTTGGAGATTATGGTTGTTCAAAGGTTCATGCAATTGTTGGAAGTTCAGCGACTACAACTGGACAAGTTCTAGCAGTAGCAACATTTACTGTTACCGGAGTAAGTGCCGGAGTGGCAACTATTGAATCAAGTGCAGCAGGCACAAACGTGTACAATATTGTTTTGTTCGCCTATTGATTCGTCTTTAAAATAAAATGGGAAGAGATGGAGACGTAACAGGAAGGTACACTGGAAATAGACGATTTACAGGACAGTGTCAATTTGATCAGACAATAACTGGTATAATTGGAGTTCCAGGAACAGGGAAGATTTGGTATGTCGACAAGAACAAGACAACAGGAGTAACTGGAGACGGAACAGATTGGTTAGCAGCTTTTTTGACTGTAACAGAAGGATTCGCAGCTTTGAGTAATTACGATGTACTTATAATTGCTCCGGGAAACTATGATGAAGCAGGAACCCTTAACTTAACAAATTTGACTGGAGTTAAGATATTTGGATATGGAACTGGAATGCAATGGAACGAAGGTTCAACTT